CGATCACTAATGCCGATATACTCGAGGCTAATGTCATCCCATCCGGAGTTGCTACCCTTTCTGGCGCATCAACTTATGTTGGAAACGCAGCTGTTCAGTCAGCCGTCTATACAGTTTCAGTCGAAGTTTTCCAAGCAAGACTTGCCGGCGGAGGACAAATCGAAGGAGTAGATTTCTCACCAACACCATTCAGAATGGGTCGATCACTTTTTAATAAGTGTGTTGGTTTGCTTGGTTCATATATGGACACCGAAAGCATGGCTCTCTAAATGCCAAATGAAACAATCCTTCAACAGATCCGGACACCTTTAGCAACCGCATTATCTAGCGTTTCAGGTAATGTTTACGCCTTCGTTCCAGAGTCTATAATTCCGCCTGCAATTGTGTGCGTCCCGGATTCGCCGTATCTTGAATTCGAAACAATAAGCAAAACAAACATTCGGGCTAAAATTAACATGACCATTACAGTTGCCGTTGCCTATAACAGCAATCCGGCATCGCTCGACAACATCGAGCAATTAATCATAAGTGTTCTGGCAGTCATTCCAGTTGGATACATTGTCAGCTCGGTTGAAAGACCGACAGTTACTCAAGTTGGTGCATCAACGCTGCTCATCGCAGATGTTCGAGTATCTACCTACTACACGCAAACAATATAAGGAGAAATCATGGCAACAGTCGTAATTACCGGTCGTGATGTTGGTTTATCTTTCACAGGTGGAACAGATATTCAAGCACAGGCGACAAACGCAGTTCTAACCAAGGTCAATGAGCGTCAGGTTTATCAGACCATGGAGGGCGAGGCTTACAAGACCACAAACATTTCAGGAACATTCCAGTTGGATATGTTGGCAGATTGGGGCAAGGCAAACTCAGTTTGTGAGGCTCTATGGACTGCTGCTGAAACTGCACCAGATACAGATATCAGCATGACACTTACAGCTGCTTCCGGAGCGCAATTTGTGTTCCCAGTGAAGCCAGAGTTTCCAACCGCTGGTGGTTCAGGTGTTGATGCTCAGACAGTATCATTCACATTCACAGTATCTAAGGGCGCAGTAACCGAAACCTTTAGTTAAAAAATAAAACGGGAGCAAACAAATGAAGTTACCAATTACAATTGAATATAACTCAGGTGAGCAAGCAACTTACATTGCCCAACCACCTGAGTGGGCGAAGTGGGAAAAGCAGACAGGAAACACTATTGGTCAGGCATCCGAAAAGTTGGGCATTTGGGATCTTATGTTTCTTGCTTATCATGCACATAAGCGTGAACTTGCAGGAGATAAGCCCATCAAACCAATGGATATTTGGATGGAAACAGTAGCGGATGTCATCGTTGGTGATGCAAACCCAAAAGCCATAAAGCAGGAAGCCTAAACAGGTTATTGGTCGAGTTGGCAATTGCCACAAAGATACCAATGAGTGAATGGGTTGATGCGGATGACATATTAACAGCGATCGAGATATTGGAGGCAAGGAATGGCTAAAGAAACCATTGCATACAATAAAAACGATCTGCGTGATATTTACAAGGCTTTCAAACTTATGGATGACCAAGCAACAGAGGAAGCAAGAACTCAATCTGCTGCTCTGGCGTATTTTGCATCAGAGGAAATTAAACAGGCAGCTAGGACTAGAACAAAGAGTGGCAAGGTTGCGCAAAGAGTCGCAGAGGGCGTTAGCATCTCTAAGTCCAGCAAAATCGGTGAGTTCCGTTATGGTTTCGCAAGACAAAAGTTTTCAGGTGGTGCTACAACGCAAACCCTATGGGGTGGAGTTGAGTTTGGATCTAATAAGTTCAAGCAGTTCCCTACTTATTCAGGACGGCAAGGCAGAGGTTCAAGAGGTTGGTTCATCTATCCAACCCTTCGCAAAATTCAGCCTGAATTGATTAACAAATGGGAACAGGCTTTCAATCGCATCATTAAGGAATGGGTCTAATGGCTACCGGTAATCGCACATTAAAGTTATCAATCCTTGCCGATGTTGATGACTTAAAAAAGAAGCTAGGCGATGCTGACAAAGCGGTCGAAAGTAACTCAAGCAAGATTTCAGAATTTGGCAAGAAGGCTGCTGCTGCATTTGCAGTCGCTGCTGCTGCTGCCGTTGCCTATGGCACTAAATTAGCCATTGATGGGGTCAAGGCTGCAATAGAGGATGAGCAAGCACAGTTAAGGTTGGCTAATGCTTTAAGAGAAGCCACAGGGGCTACTGATGCCCAAATAGCGGCAACTGAGGCAATGATTCTCAAGACATCTTTAGCGACTGGGGTGGCTGATGACCAACTTCGTCCAGCGATGCAGAGGTTGGCAGTATCTACAAAATCAACTGAGGAAGCGCAAAAGTTATTAAACCTTGCTTTAGACATCTCCAAAGGTCGTGGCATTGAATTAGAAACTGTTGCAAACGCATTAGGTCGAGCACAGGATGGCAATACCACAGCTCTTGGCAGATTGGGTCTTGGTTTATCTAAGGCGGAACTATCCACTTTGTCATTTACTCAAGTGCAGGAAAGATTGTCGGATCTTTATGGTGGCGCAGCAGCTGCAAACGCTGAAACATTCCAAGGTAAGATCGATCGATTAAAAGTTGGATTTGATGAAGCCAAGGAATCTTTAGGTTTTGCATTACTTCCAGCAGTTGAGCAATTTATTGGCTTTCTCAATAACACAGGCATTCCAACACTAAATGCGTTTATTGCAGGATTGACTGGCGATCAGGGGTTAAGTGCAGGATTAGCGGAAAGTCAAAAAGGTGCGGAAACATTTGGTAAAGCAATTAGTGCCCTTGCTGGCATTCTTGCAGGATTCCTAAATTTTATTAGAGAAGTAATTGGTGGATTAACAGAGTTAGCAAATCAAGCAATCAGAGTTGTTAATATTATTAAGCCCGGAGGAGATGTTGGCTATATTCCAAATGTATCTCCAAGTGCAAGTCAATTAGGAATGCTTGGCGCAGCACCATTGCCAGCAGTTCCGGCAAACACTAGAGAGAACCGAACAACAGCAGTCACTAACATTACAGTTCAAGCCGTAGATTCTGAGGGTGCTGCAAGAGCAGTCGCAAAGGTGTTAAATCAGAGCGCATCAAGATCAGTCCCACAGCTTTACAACAGCGGGATAACTAGGGCTCGCTAATGACAGTCTGGACACCTGACTGGAAATTGACTGTTGCTGGTGTTGATTACACCGATATTGCTATAAGCGATATTGCCCACCAAGCAGGTCGAGATGATATTTATACTCAACCAAATCCATCCTATTTGCAGGTTGCTCTGGTTGCCTTATCTGGTCAAACCTTGCCTTTTGAAATTAATGATTCTTTGAGTTTGCAAGTTAAAGATAGTTCAGGAACTTATGTAAATTTATTTGGTGGAGATGTTACTGATGTGACTGTTGAGGTTGGCGCAACTGGATCATTAGCAACTGTTGTTAATTACACGATTCTTGCAATGGGTTCATTAGTCAAACTTGCTAAAGAAATCTATAACGACAATCTTTCGCAAGATGAGGATGGCGACCAGATTTATGAATTGCTTTCTAGCGTTTTGCTTGGGTCTTGGAATGATGTTCCAGCAGCTACAACTTGGGCAACTTACGATCCGACAATAACTTGGGCAAATGCCGAAAATCAAGGTTTAGGCGAAATCGATCAACCGGGGCTTTACACAATGTCAAGCCGATCAACTGATCCTGATACTGTTTACAACATTGCAAGTTTTATTGCCGATAGCGCATTTGGTTATCTTTACGAAGCACCTAACGGAGATATTGGTTATGCAGATGCAGACCACAGGCAGACTTATCTAGCAGCCAATGGTTATGTTGATTTAGATGCAAAGCATGCTTTAGGTCAAGGATTATCAACTATTACAAGATCCGCAGATATTCGCAATGACATTTATATCAATTATGGAAACAATTTTAATTCACAAGCAACTGCCACAAGTGCAGAATCTATTGGCTTATATGGTTACAAAGCTGAAAATATCAATTCGGCTATTCATTCAGGTGTAGATGCTCAAGAGGTTGCCGATAGATACATTGCTCAGCGTGCCTTTCCGTTAGCAGCCTTTCAATCAATAACCTTTCCAATAACCAATTCAGAGATTGACAACAGCGATCGAGATAACCTTTTGGGCGTGTTTATGGGTCAGCCATTAAACATCCAAAACCTGCCAACCCAAATCTCAAATGGTGTATTTGAGGGGTATGTTGAAGGCTGGAAATGGAGCACTAGATTTAACGAGTTATTTTTGACAATCAATCTTTCACCGGTGGCGTTTAGCCAAGTGGCGATGCGCTGGAATACTGTGCCAATCACCGAGGCATGGAACACAATTGATCCAACTTTGACATGGGAATACGCTACAATCGTAGCCTGATAATAGGAGAAAAATGGCAACTACTACAAACTATGGGTGGACAACGCCTGACGATACAGCGTTGGTTAAGGATGGCGCAGCTGCTATCCGCACGCTTGGTTCATCCGTTGATACAACAACCAAAAACCTAAATCCATCAACAACTCTTGGCGATATTGAATATCGTTCATCGACTGCAAATGTAAACACAAGACTTGGAATTGGATCAACTGGCAATGTTTTAACTGTTGCTGGTGGTGTTCCAACTTGGGCTGCACCTGCCTCAAGCGGTGCTCTTACCAAGATAAAGTCTGCGACATTTAGCGCAGTAAGTAGTTTTAGTTTTGATGCCAATACATTTTCATCAACATACGATGACTATTATGTTTTGTTCACTTTATCATCAGTTTCAGCTGGAACGAATATAACCGCAAGGCTTAGAGCATCAGGGTCTGATGATACTAATTCAAATTATATGTATATGCTGCAAAGGTTAGGCATAAATGGAACTCAGTATAATTCTGTTTTAGGTAATGGAACATCCTTTAATTTAGGAGATGATACAACAGGTTCATTTACATCTTTTGCCTTAACCTTCCTCAGTCCAAAATTAACAGTAAAAACAAAGATTTTAGGAACATCATCAGGCGTATCAACTGATGGAAATGTAAGCAATTCTTCAACTGTTTTGATCTTTAATGACACAACCGCATTTGACAGTTTCACAATCATAAGCGGAACAGGCACAATCACAGGCAGATATGCAATTTACGGATTGGAAAAATAATGGAAAAATTATTTACGCAAATTGGCGATGAAGTTCGTGAGTTCACAAAAGAGGAATTGGCGCAGTATAAATTAGACCAAGCCAATTATGCTGAGCAACAAAAATTAGCATTAGCCGAAGCGGAAGCAAAGGCAATTGCAAAGACTGAATTGCTTGAGCGTTTAGGTTTAACTGAGGATGAAGCAAAACTCCTTCTCAGCTAATGAAGCCCTACCTATCTAAAGCAGCTGTTCAATTAAGGGAACAAATTGATGATTGCTTCCCAGAGCGTTTGCGTAAATCTGATGGGTGGATTGGTGATGCTAGACATAGCACACGAAAGAGCGATCACAACCCAGATGCAACAGGATGCGTGCGAGCAATTGATATTGACGCTCGGCTTTCTGACGACAAAGGGCTTTCAGCATATTTGGCAGATCAAATTCGATCATTCGGGAAATCCAATGGTCGCATCAGTTATGTAATTCATCAAAGCCGTATTGCATCCCCATTACTAGGATGGCGTTGGAGATCGTATAAAGGAAATCCCCACACGCATCATATCCATGTAAGTTTCAAAAAAGATCAAGACAACAATTCAGAGTTTTTTAATATCCCACTACTAGGAGGCAAAGCATGAAACTATCAAACAAACACAAGGCAGCAATTAAGTCATATTTAAGAGCTGTGGCTGCTTCCGGTATTACTGTCCTGTTGGCAATTGTTGCTGACATCCGACCAGAGTTTGCAATCCTTGCTGGAGCATTGGTTGCACCATTGGCAAAAGCATTAGATCCAAAATCAGGGAGCGAAGTTGATTATGGAATCAATGCGAAATGACAGCCAACGAATGGGTTGGTATAGCCGTTGGCGTATGCGGAGTATCAACAAGTTTATTGCTGGGTCTGCGCTGGGTTATTAAATCCTACTTACAAGAATTGAAACCCAATTCTGGAAGTTCGATTAAGGATCAAATTACAAGACTTGAACAGCGTGTCGATGATCTGTTTGTCTTAATCAGTAAGCGATAATTTTAATTATGGCGAACACTCGAAAACCTATCAAACGCAAAAAGATCAATCGTCGTGTCGTTCGCCAAACTCCTGAGCCATTAAGCAAGATCGATCAGCATTATTTGGCTTTGCACGAATGTTACAAAGCAGCTAGAAAAGCAGGATTTACGCCTGAACATGCTTTCTGGCTTATGACTGAACATAAGACTTTTCCTGATTGGGTCGTAGGCGATGGTGGAATCATTCCTTCCATAGATCCAACTGACGATGAGGATGACGATTAAGCGATACTTAGTAATAAGTGATTTGCAAATTCCCTACCATCATGAAACAGCTGTCAAGAATGTCATTAAATTGGCAAAGCGTGAAAGATTTGACAGCGTTCTATGCGTTGGCGATGAGATCGACTTTCAAACCATTAGCCGTTGGGCTGAAAAAACACCTTTGGCTTATCAACAAACTTTGGATGATGACCGCACATCTACTCAGGAAATCCTTTGGGCTCTCACAGAGCACAGCAGAGAAGCTCATATTATCCGGAGTAATCATACTGATCGCTTATATAACACTCTATTAAAAGTGCCGGGAATGATCTCACTTCCCGAATTGCAGTATTCCAAGTTTATGGATTTTGATTCTCTGGGCATTACCTTTCATAAAACATTCTATGAATTTGAGAAGGGCTGGATCTTGGCTCATGGCGATGAAGGCAACATGAACCCCAACGCTGGACAGACTGCCCTAAATCTTGCCAAAAAGGCAGGAAAGAGCGTGGTTTGTGGTCATACCCATAGACTAGGTATGTCAGCCTACTCAGAGGGACTCTACGGGGCTTACAGACCCCTTTACGGCATAGAAACCGGCAACCTTATGAATCGAGCAAAGGCGAGTTACACAAAAGGGCTTGCTAATTGGCAAATGGGCATTGTGCTAATGGAATGGGATGGCAAAAATATGAGCGTGCAGATGATCCCGATTAACAAAGATGGCAGTTTCACAGCTCTTGGAAAGTCTTATGGGGCGTGAAACCGACTATCACGATCGCACGATTGATGATCATATCGATGAACTTGAGGATCTTAGCGTTATCTAATCGTTATAGAACACGCCGAAGGTCAGGTAGATAAAAGACTTGATTTAGGTCAAACTTTATGTATTCACAGATCGTCTGTGGATATGTAAGGGAGCAACATGAAGTTAAATGAAAGAAAATGCGAATGGTGCGATGGCATTACTCGTGGCGATATTTGTCCAAGATCCTTGGAATGTCCAACATGTTCTGCAAAAGCGGGATTAAGTTGCAAAAGACCATCAGGTCATAGAGCGTCAGAGATTCATTCTGAAAGAATTAAAGCTGCTTACGCAATTGATGATGCAAATGGATTTGATTGGAAATTGGCTTACGCTGACAAAATTGCGGTGAACGCATGAAAATCAACGGACTTACAGTTTTATGGTTCATGATAGCAACGGGCTTATTAGCCTATGCAGTTAATTTATGGCAAACCGAAATTTACAATCGGGGGTATTGGCGTGGTCGTGCAACGGGTTGGGATATGCACCGCAGAATGATTACTATTAAGCAGCAGTCAGATGAAGTCTTTGATTATGACAAAAACTGAGCAGTTATTTGATGAGGTCAT